AAGATGGTAACCCCTTATGACTTCTCTACTATAGAGAGGGGTGAAAAGTACATCACCATACAGCATGATGAAACAGGGCTTGTAGTGGCTTATACGAGTGAAGAAAGATTGAACGTAAAAATGAATTAAGAATGAAGAATGTATTAGAATCTTTGAAAGAAAGTGTCAAGAGTGGCAAAATCACAATCAGAGAGGCAGCTATAAAGCTGCATAAAGCAGGGTGGACGAGTTTTGTAGACGTGGATAAAACGAAACAATTACTTGAATTATGAACTCAATAAATGTAAACGGTTGCAGCGTATGCCAGCCCGGCAAAGAGAATTACACTACCTACGCAACGAAGTTAGGCAGAAAGAGAGTGAGAATGTACCAGTACGATTACCGTACTGAAAGTGGTGAACTCTTTGCTTGTTGTGCGCCTACCTTAGAGGCGTGTAGAGAAAGACGGGACAAATGGCTTAGTTCACGACAATAAGCCAATTGTCGTGTATAACGATTGAAGATATTTCGTTATCTTTGGTTGTGGTAGTACCTTTGGGGTACTATCTTTTATGTATAAATTTTATAACGATATAGTGATATGAAGATTAATTATAATGGTCAAGAGATAGAAGCGTATTCGCTCATAATGACAAAAGAAAACGCTTTAGATATTTTGAATGGTAAAAAGAGCATAGAAACACGTATGCTTAGCGCCAAATATGAGAAGATGTTCACGGACTTTGCGCAAGTTGACGAAAACGAGAAATTTAGAAAAGCTGGACGCGAGCAAGAATGTCAACCTATTTTAAGGACTGATATAGAAGCTATTCATTTTTATAGTACTGGTGCACCATGGACACTTGATGTCGCCATTGATGAAATTGGTATAGGCGAAATAACAGAAGAAGGAATAAAGTTCATGCACGATGAATTTGATTTTCATGATTTCGATGAACAGCTAGAAGATTTCAAGAAAAATCCGCCCGAAGAAGTGCCATTGTTCTATTATTTACATATCTGTGAGATTATTCATCATGATGGATTGAAATAATATAAGCCACTTCGGTGGCTTTACTTATTGGTAAAAAGATTGTTTAATTTAAAATTTAAGATTATGGGAGAAACTTACGCAACTGATGCGAGCGGTAATAAATATCGCACTCGAAAAGACTATGAAGCTGGTCGTTTTCAATCTATGGGTAGAAATGCAGCCCAAAGAGCGAGAATTAATCGTAAGGTAGGTGGTAGGATTGCTTGATGATGAAAAAGGCAATAGATATAATAAAAACTATCGCCGAAAGGACTGACAGGGTTATATTGTTTCACTCGGCATCGGGTAAAGACAGTATAGCCCTTTTAGACCTTATTTCACCATACTTTAAAGAAATTGTATGCGTTTATATGTACGTTGTTAAAGACTTATCTCATATTAACCGTTATATAAACTATGCTTGTAATAAATATCCAAATGTTAAGTATGTGCAGATTCCTCATTTTGCAGTTTATTCCTATAGACGCATTGGGTATATGGGATGCGAGAAAAATGAGAAACAGAAACTTTACAGCATGGCTCAGCTTACAGATATAGTAAGGGAGAAATACAATATTGAGTGGGCTTTCTTCGGCTTTAAGCAATCCGATTCAATGAACAGGCGTTTGATGCTACGTACATACGACATGAACGGAATTAATGAAGCGCAAAAGAAGTGTTATCCATTGTCTGAATACAAAAATAAAGACGTCATGGATTATATTAGCAGGGCTGGTTTAATCAAACCGGAATCATACGATTCCAAGCATCAATCATCCGGAACGGACATAACGGATATTAACTACCTTCTTTTTCTTCGTAATAGATTTCCGGGTGATTTGCAGAAAGTTATAAATGAATACCCTTTGGTGGAACGAAAACTATTTGAATACGATTATGAAAGAACTAAAGCAAAGTGAGACAAGAATTATAAAGCGCTCCAAAATAAATCTGAATCCGATTAATCCTAAAAGGCATTCTGATGAGAGGGTAAAACTGCAAAAGAAGAACTTGCAAAAAGTGGGTTTCCTCGGCGGTATCGTATGGAATGAGAAATCGGGAAATCTTATAGACGGGCATCGCAGGATAAAAGCAATGGATTTGCATTATAAATACGATGGTACTTCCAGCACGGATTACAATGTTAAGGTTGAGGTCGTAAATCTGGATGATAAGGCTGAGAAGGAACAGCTTACATACATGGCCGTGGGAAATACTAAACCAGATATTGATTTGATAGCTGATTACATTAATGATATTGATTACTCCGATGTCGGTTTGAGTGAAGCTGAACTTAATGATATTCTATCCATAAGTGGTATTGATGATATTAGATTGTCTGATTCTTTAGATAATTTGCTATCTTCCCCGGTGAAAGAATCAAAGCGTCTTGATAGAACAGAAGAAGAAAAGAAAGCTCACATGAAAGAGGTTAAGCAACAGGTTAAGGCAGTGGCTAAGGAACGCCAACTCAATGAAGAAGCTTACATAATGCTTTCGTTCTCCTCCTACGAAGCTAAGGCTGATTTTTGTGACCTGCTTGGTATAAGTACAGATGATAAGTTCGCTAAAGGGGAAGGTGTTTTAAAACTGATTGAATAAGTATGGCAAAGCCGAAGTTTGATTTTGATGATGAACAGAACCTAATCCGTATTGAGGGTTGGGCACGTGATGGTTTGGACGATAAGCAAATCGCAGCAAACATCGGCTACAGTGAAGCGCATTTCTCTGTGTTGAAAGGTAAATTGCCTAAATTATCTAAAGCATTAAAAAATGGGCGTGCGCCCATTGATTTTGCCATTGAAAGCAAGATTTATCGTAAGGCTATGGGGATGAAGGTAAAAGTTCAACAGGCTATTAAGGTGAAAGATGTGTTTTTCGATGAAGAAGGTCGCAGATGCGAGAAAGAACGGGTAGAGATTGTGGAATTAGACCAAGAAGTACCACCTGATACAACAGCTGGTATTTTCTGGCTCAAAAACCGTAAGCCCGAACAATGGAATAGACCGGCTCCAAGAGCTGAAGATGATGCATATATTCCAACAGACATAGAGCATGGCATCAACATTGATTCTTGGATTAAAGACAAGCTGAAATGATAGTACCTCAAGAAATTTACCATCCATTATACGAGGATAAGGAAAAATTTATAATTCTTATTACCGGTGGGCGTGGTTCGGGAAAGTCTTTCAATGCTTCTACCTTTATTGAGCGGTTGACTTTTGAAATGACTCCCGTAGAGAAAATAGTTCATCAGATTCTTTACACCCGTTACACGATGGTTTCTGCCGGTATGTCTATCATCCCCGAAATGATGGAGAAGATAGATTTGGACGGTACCACGAAATATTTCAAGACCACAAAGACGGACATAGTCAATAAGATGACTAAGAGCCGTATCATGTTTCGGGGTATCAAGACTTCTTCCGGAAACCAGACAGCAAAACTGAAATCCATTCAAGGCATTACGACTTTTGTCTGCGATGAAGCGGAAGAGTGGACAAGCGAAGATGAGTTCGACAAGATAATGCTCTCCATTCGCAAGAAGGGTATTCAGAACCGGATTATCATTATAATGAACCCATGCGATTCCAATCACTTCATCTACAAGAAATACATTGAGAAAACTCACAAGCTGGTAGAAATTGACGGTGTGCAGGTTCAGATTTCCACTCATCCGAATGTGCTCCATATCCATACTACGTATTTTGATAACTTGGATAACCTTTCTCCTGAGTTCCTGAAAGAGGTGGAAGATATGAAGGTGAGTAATCCTGAAAAGTATGCTCATGTGGTTATCGGCCGGTGGGCTGACGTTGCAGAAGGTGCTGTGTTCAAGAAGTGGGGAATTGTTGACGAGTTCCCGGCTGAATGCAAAAAAGTTGGCATAGGGCTGGACTTTGGGTATAGCATGGACCCCACAGCGATAGTTAGGTGCGGAATATGGGATAATAGACTATATCTTGACGAAGTAGATTACCGAACCGGATTGCTTTCAACCGATATAGTCAAATCGCTTAGACCCTGGGGCATGAAAACTATTGCCGATAGCGCAGATCCGAGATTGATACAAGAAATCCATAACGGGGGAATAAGGATATATGCCGTCGAAAAAGGTGCTGGATCAATCAATGCAGGAATTGACAAAATGCAAAGTCTTGAAATTTTCGTAACCAAGCGTTCATACAACCTGCAAAATGAGCTGAGGAATTATGTATGGGATAAAGATAAAGACGGAAGGTATATAAACACTCCAGTGGATGCAAACAACCACTGCTTTCGTGGAGACACACTGATTACTACCATAAATGGCGATATTCCTATCAAGGATATTCGGGTCGGGGATTATGTTCTTACACGAAATGGTTATAAAAAAGTGCTTAAGAAACACAATAACGGAGTAAGAAAAGTAATTGAAAAAGAAGTCTTTATAGGCTTTGAAAAACGAACATTTTTTGCTACCTTAGAACATAAATTTAACGCAAACGGAAAATGGAAGAAGTACGGAAAATTAACAAAAGGGGACAAGTTGTTTGTTCTATCGAATTTAACGGGAGAGTGTACAAACGGTATCCAAATGGGAAACACCCCAATTATTACTATTGGAAATTTGGACACGGAAACAAACAGAGCGAGATGCTGCATCATGCCGTTTACAAATTCTATCATGGGGAAATTCCGAATGGAAAGATTATCCACCACATTGACCACAATCCGCTCAATAACTCGATTGAAAACCTTGAAGCGGTTTCAAGAAGTGAACATAATAGGCTACATCCGGAGAAAATTGACAATATTGTCAGAATGGGTCTTAACACAAAAGGCGCATATACAAAATCAAATTGGAATCAAAGAAGAATTAAGGCAATTGCCCGATTACAGAGCGAAGAGAGAGTGTGCGAGCAATGTGGCGGACGATTCACAGCAACAAATGTTCATCAGCGATTTTGCTCAAAGAAATGCCATCACAAATGGCAGTACACCTCGCCTAAATGTACGACAGAAATGGTGTGCCAATACTGCGGAATCACATTCATGGGGAACAAGTATCTTAAGCCCAAATGCTGTTCAAAAGAATGCGCACATAAACTGCAAGCAAGTAACAGACGTAAAAACAATAAGTGAAAGCTATTGCGAGGTATATGATTTGACCATTGAAGGTGAACATGAATATTTTGCTAATGGGGTTCTCGTGCATAATTGTATAGATGCTGTACGTTACTATGTATTGGGTGAGCTTCTTGGTAAGATTCAGAAGCCGAAAGATTTAACAGGAATATTCACACATTAAAAATATAAACTATGCCATTGAATTTAGAAGAAATATTAGCATTGCCTGACATCGGGCAGAAGATAAACTACCTGAAGAAAGGTAGGAAGACTGAACTTCCCGACCGTTGCAAACTTTGGGATGATTGGAATCCGGAACGACATGAAATCATGGTTGACAAAAAGAAATATCCGGACAGAAAGGTTCTTGAAAAAGAAGCAGAGAAGCACTTCGATGAAAAAACGGGTAAGACTTATGAAATCGAAGCAAAGTATAAGACTGAACCGGTGAACCGTATCTCCATTCCATTGGAACAGGATATCGTGAACATCCAAACTGCTTTTACAGTCGGCACAGAACCGTCTATGGATTGCACTCCAACTGATGATGATGAAAAGAAGCTGCTGGATGCGGTAAAGGCTGTATTTAAATCCAACAAAATCAAATACCAAAACAAGAAGATTGTCCGTGCCTGGCTCTCCGAACAAGAAGCGGCAGAATATTGGTATGTTACCGATGATGATTCGTTTTGGGCAAAGTTTTGGAAGAAAGTTAAGACTACGTTCGGTGGCAAGGTCAAGCCCACCAAGAAACTGAAAAGCGTGTTATGGTCTCCATTCAGAGGTGATAAACTATACCCGTTCTTTAACGACGAAGGTAAAATGATTGCTTTCTCACGTGAGTATAAAAAGAAGCTCATGGATGATTCGGAGGTCACCTGCTTTATGACTATCACGGACAAAATGGTTTATCAATGGGATTTGTCTAAAGGGTATGAAGAAAGAACGCCTTTTGCTCATGGATTCCCAAAACTACCGGTTCTTTATGCTTATCGTCCTGAACCTTATTGCAAGAAGATAAAGACATTCCGTGTCCGGCTGGAAAAACTGTTATCTAATTATGCTGATTGTATAGACTACCATTTCTTCCCACTGCTGAAGCTAATTGGAGATGTAGAGGGTTTCATGGGTAAGGTTAAGGATAGAATGGTCAAACTTACAGGTGAAGGTGCGGATGCCCAGTATCTGACGTGGAACCAAGTTCCGGATACGGTACGTTTTGAAGCAGAAACACTCACTAATATGGCTTATGATATGTCAAACACTCCAAGAATATCGTTTGAGACATTGAAAGGCATAGGCAAGGCTTCCGGCACTGCTTTCCGCTTCATGTTTATGGGTGCACATATGGCGGTAGAAAATCACGGTGAGGTTATCGGTGAGTTCTTGCAGCGGAGAGTAAATTTCATTGTTTCCGCTTTAGGCTCTATCAATCCAACCGAGTTTAGCAAGGCATCGCAGACCATTGACATAGAAACAGAACTGGTTCCATATATGATTGATGATTTGAATGATAAGGTTACTACGGCTGTCTCCGCTGTTAGTGGTGGTGTATGGTCAAGACGTGAGGGCATTATGTTTGCTGGGAACGCGGATCGCATTGATGAAGAGCTGAAGGAAATCAAAGAGGAACAGGTGGCAAAGAATGAGCAAATCGGAAATAAGGGACAGAAAAACGCCTCTTAGTCAGAAAAATTACGGGATTTATAATTTTTTGATAGGGAAAATAGGATAGTTAGTGGTGACTCTTTGGAGTTGCCGCTATTTTTTTGCTCTTTAAATTGTAAATATTAGAATATAATTTTGAATTATAGAATTATATATGTATTTTTGTCACACGATAATTGAGTAACCAATGAGAATATTTACCGAACAAGCATTAAAAGAATATGCAGAGAACCATCCCGATTCAAAGGTCGCTTTGCAAGAATGGACTACCATTGTGAAAAGAAGCAAGTGGACCTGTTTTGCCGATATTAAGAAAACGTTTAATAGCGTTGATAATGTAGGTAATCAACACTATGTTTTCAATATCAAAGGCAATAACTATCGTTTGGTAGTAGTGATTAAATTCACTATTCAGTTTGTGTATATTCGCTTTATTGGTACTCATAAAGAATATGATAAAATAGATTGCGCTAATATTTAGGATTATGACAAAGATAGAAAATCAAGCCCAATATGAATGGGCGGTGAAAAGAGTAGAGGAACTTCTTCCATTAGTGAAAGATGATACTCCTTTGAATGACCCAAATAGCATAGAATTGGAGCTTCTTTCTAATTTGGTTGCTGATTATTCCGAAGAACATTTTGCATTGGGAGAACCAACACTTGTGGATGTTCTTAAACTTCGTATGTACGAAATGGGGCTTAATCAAAAATCACTTGCAAAGTTAGTTGGTGTCAGCCCATCACGATTAAGTGATTATATATCTGGTAAATGTGAACCAACCTTGAAAGTTGCTCGTGAGATAAGCCGGAAGCTAAATATTGATGCAAATATAGTGTTGGGAGTATAAGTATAAGTTTTTGTCGTGATATATTTTAGGCGTGATTCATTCGGTTTCACGCCTTTTTTTATACCATTTTACGACAATCGTTTTATTGTCGTGTATCACCTATCTGATAATTTTTCACCTTCTTTATAAATAACGAAATTTACCGTAGAAATTTATAAATCAAATTCATACGGTATGACAATCTTAGAACAAATCTTAGCAGGGCTACAACAGAAATTCGCTGGGGTGGACACTGCTATTCTTACCCGCATTGCCACCAAAAAGGCAGAGGGTGTAACGGACGAGACAAAAGTAAACTCCATTGTTGAGGGTATCAGTTTTTCGGACGTGCTTAATTCCTATGGTGATTTCCGTGCCGGGGATGCTTCAAAAACGGCAGTGACTAACTACGAGAAGAGGCATAACCTTAAAGACGGTAAGCCAATCGAGACTACCACAACCACCAAAACGGAAGAGAATAAAGACGATGTGCCTGCATGGGCGCAAGCTTTAATTGACTCCAACAAGAACCTTTCTGATAAGCTAACACAGTTAGAAACGGAAAAGGCTCAAACAACACGTAGCCAGCAGATTTTGGCAAAGGCAAAGGAGTATGGTATTCCCGAAAACTACGCCAAACGATGCGCCATTAAGGACGATGAGGACTTGGACGCATACTTCAAGGACTTGAAGCAGGAGTTTGCGAATGACGGCTTTAAGGGTGTAGTTCCTCCAGATACAGCAAAAAAAGAACTGGAGAATGAGACTCAGTCGTTTGCGAAAATGATTGCAGACGACACTAAAGAAATTGTAGAACAACAAAAACAGTGATTTTATGGCAGCAGGATTTAAGTATAATCTTGAACCGGAAGTTGAGCAGGAAGAACGCTACGACGTAGAAACCGGACGCAGACGCAGAGGTCCGTACAAGTTGGACACAACCAACCTCGTTGTCGGCTCGTACTTGCCCTCATTCACACCGATTGCAGCTGACTTGGTGAAGAAAACATCCCAAGTGGCTATCCGTGTGGAAGTATATGAGAAGTTTACAACAGGCTCCAATACCACATTGAAAATCAAGAAACGTTCTTTGGCTTACAAAGGTATGCACTTGGGTAACGGTGCGCATGGAGCGACAATCAACGCTATTGACAAGGCTGACAAAGCTTTTGATAAGCTGACGTTAGCGGCAGACTTTGGAGAAAATCTAGAAGCTGGAACAGTTCTTTACGAAGCGACAGCCGCAGACGGTACAACGCCCAAAGTTATCGCAAATTCAGCTCTGTATGAAAGGAAGCAGGTAGAGGATGGCATAGTATTGGTTTCCCTTTTGATGCGTGCGTTTGAAATCGAACCGACCAAGCTGGTAATGCCTTTCGCAGATATTGACAAGGCGAATATGCCGCACTTCCAGTTTAACGCTTTGGATGTCAAACAAGAAAAAGAAGCCGTATCTATTCCTAAGGCTTCTTCTAGTCAGGACGGTTTGATGAGTAAGGAAGATAAAGCCAAATTGGATGGGGTTGCAGCACAAGCTAACAAGTATACTTTAACAGCAGCTACGACTTCTGCTTTTGGAGGTGTAAAGCAGGCAGCCAAAGTGAATGATGCATCTGGTACGGTGTCGGTAGAAAACTTTAACGGATTATTGACAGCGTTGAAAAACGCAGGTATAATGGCAAAATAAAGAAAGGAGGACTAATATATGATGCTAACTATTCATACATTGTTTAATGACCCGAACATTGTAAATGCAGTGATTCAGCGTGTCCTCAAGACAAGAAAGGACACAATTTATTGGCAGCAGTATTTGGGCTTCCGTAGGACTACTACTCGTGTATTTAAAGACTACATCGGTCAGGTTACTGGCGTGATGGCTGGTTCCATCAACTCCCGTTATGGCGAAAAGCCTATCCGTGAACGCAGGAATATCGGTTCCGGATATGGTGAGATTGCCTATTTGGGTGACCGCTATCAAATCTCAATCGACCGTTTGTCTGACTTGCAGGACTTGATAGATAAGTATAATGCCGCCAAACCGGAAGACCAGAAAGCAGCCATGCGTGACATCGTGGACTTCATCTATGACGATTACCGTCAGGTATTGCTGGCACCGCACAAGCGTATGGACATTATCGTAGGCTCTCTGTTGATGACTGGAGCAGCAAGCGTGAAGAACAAGGACGACAATGCCGGAGGAATTGACTTATTGAACATCGACTTGCCGTTTAAGTTTATCAAGCCGGACACAGAGGATAAAGACTATTTCGTCACTTACTTGCAGCAGAAACTGAATGAGCTGAAATCTATTTACGGCACATTCCCCAAGATGATTATGAGCCGTGGCACATTCATCAAGAATATTATCGGTTCAAGTGAATTTGGAGATAAGTTCAAAATGCAGCTTACAGGCAATGAAATGTATATGTCTACCGGGCTTATCACCTCGCAACTGGCTTCTACCATTTTTACAGGTATCGGACTTCCGGCTATTGAAATCAAGGAAGATTATGTGGTAGACCAAACAGGTAAGAATATCCCCATTTATGCAGATGGTCGTATTTCCCTGCTTCCGCAGGATAAAATCGGTTATATGCGCTTCCACACTCCTTATGAAGCTGTGGATGGTGTACCGGGACGTAATTACACTCAGGCAGATGGCGATATGCTGATTTCAGGTTACAAGGACGGCAATGGTCGCTATCTGGAATACACAGCCGAATGGATTCCGCAGATTGCGAACCCGAACCTGATTGTGAACTTCGATTTGAGTGAGATGAACGCATGACAGTAAACGATTATATATTACAGAAGTTTCAGACCTTCAGCGTTAACTTGTCGGAGGCTGACCTTTTCGATATATGTCTGAACGCAAAGATAAGCGGAGGGGGTGAGATGAACGAGGATTGCCAAACACGGGTGTCGGTGGCAATTGCGAAGTTCATCCCCTCTCTATTGCTTCGTGCCACTTCCATCAGCGAAAGCGGTTTTTCTATGTCTTGGAACATTCAAGGCATTAAGGATTACTATTCATTTCTGTGTAAACAGTACGGTTTGAAAGACGAACTGGGTAACAAACCTAAAGTGACTTTCTTATGATATTCGCCCCACACATATTGCAGGTAAAAGTTATCACCCCGATGGACAAGGATGAGTTTGGCAGACCTATTCCCGGAACAGGTGGTGAATACTGGCAGAAGGTATGCAAGTGCCGTTGTGATGATAACACTACCAAAGAGTTTTCATCTGATAACGGCTCTGTGTATCGTCCGAATTATCATGTAGTATGTGAGAAAAGAATTACTGTCAAGGCTGGTGATGAAGTACGTTGCATGGATGGTGATGGCGTAAGAGGTCAAGGCGAAGTCTACACGGTAAAGAGTACAAACTACTTTAACTACTCGGAATTATGGATGTAGATTTCGATTTCTCAGATGTCGACTCCTTTTTCGATGAAGGAGAATGGGAGGTCGAAAAGAAGATGATTGATGTAGGCGATGAAGCCGTGAAGTACGCAGAGGAACATGGGGATTATCAAGACCATACACTCACTTTGAGAACGTCCAATGATTACGATGTCAATAAAGACGGTTTGACATTGAAAAACGAAGCGGAATACGCATCATTCGTAGAATCTAAAGGGTATGATGTTTTGAGTAGTGCTGCTTTATTTGCGGAGAAACGATTAAAAGAAGAATTTGAAAAATGAAAAAGTACATTGGAACAAAACAGATTGAAGCAGAACCTATGACATTGGGTGAAGCTTGCAGTAAAGGCTTGGTAAAAAGTGAAATAGAAGAGAATGAGTCTTATAAACTAGGATATCACACTCGTACTGAATATGGCTATGAAAGTTGGTCACCCAAAGAACTGTTTGAAGAATCATATCGAGAAGTCAAGAAAGAAACTCCTATCTGTTTCGGTGATGCTATCGAAGTGTTAAAACAAGGTGGGACTGTTCGTAGAAGTGGTTGGAACGGTAAAGGTTTGATGGTATTCAAACAAGTGCCAGCTCATATCGAAAGCGACATCATCCCTAAGATGCAATCGCTTCCCCAATCGGCAAAAGACCTTATTCTGAAAGGTAAGGGATTTATTGACTATACAAGCCAGTGTCTTATCTACAACGAGAATACCGGACGCGCTGATTCATGGGTTCCGTCTATCAGTGATGTATTTGCAGAAGATTGGGAGATTGTGGAATGATAGTAACTACCGACATAGGAAACATTCTCTATCGGGACTGCAAGGCTTTCGGAATAGATATAGTGCCTGATGGTGAAACGCTGACG